GAAAATATCTAGAAAACACGCTCCTGAGACACTTTGCACCATAGTTGAGATTTTCCTGCAGGGCACGGAAATCACCGCTTTCGTGGCCGGTTTGGCTAAGCCATCCAGCCACACGAAGCTTGGTATTGATCTGATAGGTTGGAAGTATTTCGCATAGCGCATCGTACCACTGGCCGACATTTGGGTTATTAATGCACATGGCTAGTTTTTCTGATGTAAAATTAAAATCAAAAGGCATGTTTAGTCCTCCTTTAAATGATGTCCGGGTCGAGCTTGGGCTTGATGGCGGTACGTAGGTTCTGTTGCTGTTGAATGGTGGTTCCGTCGGTTAGCACGGTTGTGTTGGTGTTGTTGATGAAGCTGACCAGCGTTTGGGTTGCCGGTTGCCACTTGTTGCGCCAGTTGGTCTGTATCCTTACCCATTTGTTGCTTTCTCGTTTAAACAACTGCGGAGGGCTGTAATCATTGCGCAAGAAGTAATCGCCGTTTAACGGATCCGATGGCCAAGATTTCCCGCTTGGAACAGGGGCACTTCCATTCGGAGGTATCCCATCTCCGGTCCATATATCCTGTCCCAGGAAGTTTGGATTTTGACCTGGTAATATGTAAAAGTGCTGTGCTTGGAAATGCCTGAAAGGTACTTCTGCTTCCGCGGCCTCGACGATTGCATTTGAGATCTGATCCTCGGCAGGTTTGGTGCTCAACACGTCCTTGTTGGTTAGGAACCCACCGTCGCAGTCGCCACTTGGTACAGGATCTCCACTGGCATCCAATATTGGTTTCTCAAGTATGTCCCTGAATTCCTGTGTATCGGTGATCGGGTTGCACTTGACCCTCCATATGTGCGGCCACCATGTTGGGCTGTACCCCTCAGCTGGCCGGGTCCCCTCCTCGATCACGTAGAACTTGCTGATAGCAGCGGGCGAACCGAGGACCAAATCGTCTCGTTGATGCAATATTTCTATAACATCGCCCGACATTAGCTTTCGTCCTATCTGATCAACCATGTTGTTGAGATGGAAGGTGATGAAGATGGTCTCATTGCTAAGGAACAGACCAAACTGCCGAAGATCAAATTCGGTATGAGACACCGTGTAATGCCCCTTTAGGCTATAAACGTCTGGGTCATATTTTCGATCCCTGACTTCCATGTTGAGAACATCTTGGATGGTCAAGGTTGGATCATTTTCACCGCTTTGATCAACGTTTACCGTTAAAGGGTTGGTGTTTCCTTGATCGGCGACTCCGAGATACTTGTGTATGTAAAACTCGGTGCCACCAATCCTGTATTGTTCCGCGACGATGCGATCGATGAACTTGTAGTCATTGGTCTTTACCGCAAGTCCTTTCCATAGAGAGAGTGGTGGCACGATCGGCTCCTTTGTGGTTGTTTGGTATTTATCGGCCCAATAAATAACCTAAAGAGGACACAAATGGCAACACCTTTAAGACAGCAGATGATAAACGAGGTACGGTTGATGATGGGCGGCCAGATGGTCGATGTCGAACTTGATCCTGAGCATTTTGAGACCGCGGCAAATCTCGCGTTTGATCGATACCGGCAGCGGGCAGGAAACTCCATGGAGGAGGCCTATATGTTTCTCAAGATACTCTATGAGGTCAACGTCTACACGCTTCCTGATGAGATCGTTCAGGTGCGCCAGGTGTTTAGGCGAGGACTCGGTGAGGTCGGAGGCGGCACATCACTTGACCCGTTCTCGTTGGCATACACCAATCTTTACCTATTGCAGGCCGGTGCCGGCGGCGGATACACCGCTGGTCTCTTAACATATGAGCTATTCAATGATTACCTCAAGCAGGCCGGGAGGATGTTCGGCGCATACATGAACTTCACCTTTGATCCGGTGACCAAGAAGCTACAGCTGATCCGCAAACCAACCGGCGGAGAGACCGTGGTTCTCTGGGTCATGAAGGTCAAGCCGGACGATCAGATACTGCAAGACCCATACATACGCCCGTGGATACGAAGCTATACCCTGGCATGGTGCAAGCAGATGCTTGGTGAGGCTTACAGCAAGTTTAGCACCATGATCGGGCCACAAGGAGGCACGACCCTCAAGGGGAACGAGCTAAAGCAAGAGGCAGCGACCATGATCGAGCAGCTCGAAAAGGAGCTTGATCTCTACATCGATTCGTCTAGCCCACCAATGATCGTCATTGGATGATTAATATCCATTGACTATGGTAATCTTCCATGCTATCCTTCTTTATCAAATGATAGGAGAATAGTATGGAAGAAAACAAGCGAGATCTGGTTGTATATGTGCTGCTGAGGACCGACCTGCCCAGCATGAATCCGGGCAAGGCTGCCGCACAGGTCCATCACGCCGGCGTCCAGATGATGGCCAAGCACGGCAAGCGCAAGCTGGTACAGGATTATGTGGCGGATGGCGTTGAGCAGGGAGCGGTCTATTTTAACACCACCCTGGTGCTGGGTGCCACCCTAACTGACATCATCCAGCGTGGACAAGCGGCTGGTGCGGCTGGTGACGATGTCGTGGTGTTCAACACGGTTACCGACCCTAGCTATCCGTTTTTCGTGGAAAATTCCGAGGTGGCGGACCTGATTCCCGAGTCGGTTGCCCGGGCAATCAAGCAGATGCCCGACGGACGGATCCTCATGGTCCGCGAGGAGGTCACCTGCGCATGGTTTGTTGGTGATCGAAACGACGTTCGTTTCCGTTGCCTGTTTGACGGCTTGGATCTTCATCCATAGGCGGCAAAGATAGCACGGATACCACCGTCGGTGAGATCACGGCTACCGATTGCAGCGTAACGACCGTGGGGGACCGGAGGGCGTTCAATCTCCTTCCAGGTCTCCCACCATTGCATCCACTTGTCAGATGCCATGTCGTAAAAGTATAGCTCGCATTCGACGAGATCGCGGCCGCTGTACCACCGGTCGACATACATCTGACATGCCCATGCGGTGCCACCGGATATCTTGAGAGCACTTTTATCGTCCGGAACCAGATTAGCAACCGCATACACCCTTTCGGCCCATCTGATTTGAAAGTAGTTGCGTCGCAAGAGATCGTTCACATGTTGCTTTTGGCTGGGCCATTTTCTTTTCATGCTTTTAGCCGCACCGGCCACATGATGGTCAGCCTCATCCAGCTCAATCCTAGAGAGCTTTTTAGCGTGCTCGGCTTCCACGGCCGAATGACCCTGAAATGTAAAATGAATGAGCTCATGTCCTCGATCGACGGCCATGAGTCCCCATGCATGGTCAGCACCCTTGGCACCACCACTGAAGCATATGCTTGTCATTGGTTCAAATGGCGATCGATCTTTGCCTTAAGATCATCCACCGTTCCGTCATTTAACGGTATCTTGACGTTAGTCACGCCTATCCACTCGTACTCGCTCGAGTGTACTTCTGGATAAACGGTCTTCATTAGCTTCTTGTTATTGACGGCGGTGTATTCCCAGACCGGTCCTGGATCTCGTTTTACCCACCATATCTCGCCTCCCAGGCGAGTTATCATGTGTATTTCATTTGGGAATCGAACATCGGTTATGACGGTTGGTCTATCGTCGCCGTCGATCAGCCTTTTTTCTAGGCTGTTTATCCAGATATCCTCATTGAAATTATTTCGAAGAACATCGGTACCTAGGTATTGCAGGACCCATCTAGGAGTTACCTGCTTTTGTAGCTTGTTTGACCAATAGGGATCAGAAACCTCTCTCCACTCTCTGCTTTCAACCGTATCGCCTTCGAGCATGTGCCGTGGCCAGGAAAATATCGACGACACAGCATCCTTAAGGGAGCTTGCAAAGCTCGCTGATCGATAACCATGTTTGGTTACCAAATGATCGCCAACGGTGCCCTTGCCGCTGCCAATGAATCCGACCAATCCTATTAGATGTTTCATCATGTTGTGATTTTATCGCAGAGATGCGATGATGATCAACATACACGCCGGTTGAGTTTGGAAATCAAGCTGGTTTTTACCACGGGCTGCTAAATATCGACGCAACACCAATCTCAATGAGGTAACAAATGGCTATTTTAGTGTCTCCAGGCGTAAGCGTTACCGTAACAGACGAAAGCCAATATGGCCCAGCTGGTCCGGGAACCGTACCCTTCATCATAATCGCTACCAAGCAGGATAAGCTGCAACCCGGCAGTGCCGCCGCGGTAGCTCCGGGTACCACAGCAGCCAATGCTGGTAAGCTATGGTTGATCACCAGCCAGCGTGATGCCTTGCAAACGTTTGGTAATCCGGAATTTTATAGCTCGGCTGGAACCGTTCAGCAAGGAAACCAGCTCAATGAGCTGGGCCTTTTCACACTTTACGAATACCTCGGTATTGCTAACCAAGCATATGTTGTTCGTGCCGACGTTGACCTTGGCCAGCTGATTCCGACATCGGTTGAGCCGACTGGTCCGGCGGTGTCTGGTCAGAATTGGCTTGATCTCAGTTCGTCAACCTTTGGTATATTCAGAAGCAATGGTAATCCAAACCCAGCATTTAGCTGGCAAGCTCGCACACCGTTGGTTATCAACTCTGAGCTAAACCTAGAGAAGATCGCCCAAGGTAATTCCGCAACGAAGATCACCAGCGGCTCAACGAGCTGCATCACTGCAAACGGCAACTTGGTGATAAACGGAGTGTCACTTGCGCTGACGGCCGGCATGAGCATCTCCACCATCGCTAGCAAGATCAATGGCAGCGCCGCCCTTGCAACACAGGGCATCAAGGCTGCGGTGTTCATTCGCACGGAGAAGTATTCTCCGTCAGCTTCCGATTACGGCGATGTTTTCAACCTAAGATTGGTTACTCCGAATCTAAATCAAACGATCGTTCTCGGGGGATCAACCGCAGGCATCCTAACCGATCTTGGCTTTTCTTCCCTTCCTGAAAACGTGATACTTCCGGTTTCGGCATTTGGAAGTTCTGGGGATTTTGCGGTTAACACCCTTGCATCGGCAGATGGTTCATACAAGAATGAGATCTGGGAAAAGATAACGCTTGACACCAATTCTGGAACCGCAAGCTGGTGGTTCAAGGTTGGCAGCAACGACGACACATATCCCGGCTGGGGATGGAGAGAGGCTGCTCCTCGGGTCCTAACCGGTACGGTTGCCAACCCAACATTCACTGCCGGAACTCAGTGCAAGGTGAAGATCGGATCAGTGACCACTGGCAACATAACGGTTCCGTCGGGCGGAACCCTGAGCGGTTTTGTTGGTGCGATCAACACGGCCCTTAACACGGCAGGTGTTAACGCCGTTGCATCGGTTTACAGCGTCGGTAGCCAGAAATATCTACGCCTGACAAACTACGACTCAACTGATATCACGATCAACGACCTCAGCGACCAGTATGGCCAAGGTACCCCGTTCAGGGATGCAGGAATCCTTCCCACCAACACATATTGGGCAAGCGTCACTGGCACGGTTAGCAACCCGACATTTGTTGCCGCAACATTGAAGACGGCAAGCGCAACGAGCGTTGCAGCTGGTAGCGGATATGCCGTTGGCGACAGTCTCACCGTTAGCGGTGGCACGTTGTTTAGCTTGGGCTCAGCAACGGTGCTGACGGTTGCAAGCGTCAAGGTGATCGGAGCCACGCCAAACGTTCCTGGTTCTGGCTATAACGTTAACGATACGCTGACATTCAGCGGTGCTGGATTTGCCACGCCGGTCATACTAAAGGTTGATAGCATCGACGGTTCAAACGGAATCACCGGACTGAGCATCGTTCAGGCTGGTCAATACAGCGGTGCGGTTGCTCCGACCACGAACGTCGCTGCAACGAGCACCAGTGGTGCTGGTGTTAGCGCAACGGTTGATATAACCTGGGGTGTCAACACGGTTACCGTGACGACTCCTGGTAGCTACACGGTATATCCTACCAATCCGGCTTCAGTGACCGGTGGTAGCGGAACGAGCGCAACGTTTAACTTGGTGGATGATTGGCTACAGAGCGTTAGCTTTAGCATTGACGCGGGAAGCGGTCCGGTGATAATACACGTTCCGGCACTGCCAAACAACACGCTTGATGGTGTTGTTGATGAGATCAACACCGTTGGATTCCCGAATGGTCCGATCGTGGCCAGCAAGACCGCCGACAACAAGCTTAAGATAACCAACACCAATGGAACCAGCTTTGTTCTAGAGGATATCAGGGAAAGCCCACTGGCCGGTGCAGGTATTGCCGCTGGCGTGACGTATGGTCGTTCATTGGTCTATCAGGGTTATCAACCAAGCCTGGCCGCCCCATCCGATCTGCAAAGCATTGCGTCGACCAACGTTTGGATCAACACCACACCTGGAAACCAAGGTGCGAATTACGCGGTCAAGACCTATACCGGATCAGCATGGAGGTCATTGAACATCAGGCCAAACACCGGCACAGTTCCGATGTATTCGTCGACTTCCGCGGCCGACGCTGCATTTGGTGGTCTAAAGCAGATCGGTAGCGTGTTTGTGCTGTATAACAGCGACAACGTCACACCGGCCGAGGCTTCGCATGTGATCAAGGAGTGGGACGGCACGTCTTGGGTTGACCTAGACTACACGCCGTCTGCTACGGCCCCGAATGGCAGTCCGGTTGATGGTACCCTTTGGTACAACACCACGCTGCGAGCTGACATCATGGTCAACGACGGAACGCAGTGGCTTGGTTACAGGAACGCATATCCTGCAACTGATCCAAATGGTCCGATACTATCAAGCGAAGCACCTCTTGAGCAAAGCACTCTTGGTGCTCTGGTTGATTACGACATATGGATCGACACAAGCAACCCAACCTATCCGGCCATCTACAGGTACAACAGCCTGGATGCCAGCTGGGTCTTGGTTGATAACACCGATCAGAGCACCAGCAAGGGCATAGTGTTTGCCGATGCGCGTCCGAACAACGACGGTACCGCAACTGGTAGCGAGATCGAAAGCGACATGGTCACCAGCAACTACGTTGACCCCGACCGCCCAGATCCGCTGCTATATCCAGCAGGAATGATGCTGTTTAACACTCGCTACAGCACCAACAATGTCAAGGTCTTCAGGAAGAACTACCTACCGACGACCTATGCATACAGGGATCGTTGGGTAACCGAAAGCGGTAATCAGCTCGATGGGGCTCCTTACATGGGAGATGCTGCGCAGCGTGCAGTCATCGTCAGGGCTCTCCAAGGTGCCATCAGTGGTAACGAGGAAGCAAGGGCTGAAGAAACATACTTCAACCTCATTGCAACACCTGGTTACGTTGAATGCTTGGACGAGATGATCACCCTGAACGTCGATAAGAAGGAAGTTGCCTTTATCGTTGCTGATACTCCGGCAACGCTTGCACCAACCGGAACCGCGTTCACGGCATGGGCTAACAACTCTAGCAATGCAGCAAGCAACGGCCCAGACGGGCTAACCAGCAGCACTCCGTATGCCGCTGTTTACTACCCATGGGGACTTGGAACGGATCTCAATGGTAATGAGGTCATGGTTCCGGCATCGATGATGGCGCTGCGAACCATTGCCTACAACGATCAGGTTGCGTATCCGTGGTTTGCTCCAGCAGGATTTAATCGTGGTGGCCTATCATTTGGTTCATCCGGATTGTCCGTAACTGATGTTCGTGAAAAACTAACAGCTAAAGAAAGAGATAAGCTGTATGAAAACAACATCAATCCAATTGCAAGTTTCCCAAATGAAGGAATCGTCATATTTGGTCAGAAGACTCTACAAGTTACACAATCTGCACTTGATAGAATCAATGTTCGTCGTTTGATGATTTATCTCAAGAAAGAAATTTCAAGATTTGCTAATACAATATTGTTTGATCAAAATGTCAGTGTAACATGGCAGAGATTTACAGGCGCAGTTAATCCATTCCTAGAAAGTGTCAAGTCAAGGTATGGTATAACAGATTATAGAGTTATATTGGATGAAACAACTACAACTCCTGATCTCGTAGATAGAAATATTGTTTATGCTAAAATATATATTAAACCAGCCCGCGCAATTGAATTTATAGCACTAGACTTCATAATAACAAGAACTGGTGCATCGTTTGATGATTGATAATTAAAAACAATAGAACTATATATTAATATATTAGGAGAATTTTTATAATGAGCAATACAGCAAAATTTTGGACAGATGCGAGCCTCGACCCAAAACGCGCATTTAGATTTAAGGCAACATTTTCTTCGCCTTTATTTGATGGTGGTGGCCAGTATTACATAAAGACTGTTCAAAAACCAGGTATTGAAATTAGTGCTAAAGAGCATATGTATCTAGGACACAAGTTTTTCTATCCAGGAATAGTTTCATGGAATCCAAATCCAATAGAAATTAAAATGGTAGATCCAATTGATCCAAATTCTTCAAAAGTTTTAGCACAGATTATAAACAGCTCTGGATATAAAATACCAGCAACAGCTACTGATTTAAGTACAATATCAAAACTTAAGTCGACAGTTGCACTTGGTACATTTAAAATTACGACTGTAGATGCAAGCGGTAGACCTGTAGATTCTTGGAATTTAGTGAATCCATTTATAAAATCTGTTAAATTTGGAGATCTAGATTATTCTAAAGAAGATTTAATTGAAATCACACTACAATTACAATATGATTATTGTGAATTTGCAGATGGTGATGGTTCATCAGGTATATTTAAGCCAGGTACAGGCGGCTGAATTAATATATAGAAAGTTAGAGGTGTTTGATGTCAGATAGAAATAACGATCAGAGGCTGGGAGTAGAACCACCAGCTTCTGAATCTTTTGTTAAGCAAGAAAGTAATAATAAAGTTACAGATTTACTTTCTTTTTTAAGTCCAACTGCTTTCGTTGAATTACCATCAAAAGGAAAGTTTTATCCTAATGGTCATCCATTAAAAGACAAAGATGGTGTTGAAATAAGATTCATGACTGCAAAAGAAGAAGACATTTTAACCAGTAGATCACTTCTTAAAAAAGGCATAGCTATTGATAGAATGTTAGAAAGTCTTTTAATAGATAAATCTATACAAGTTGATAGTTTATTGATTGGAGACAAAAATGCGCTTGTTATTGGCGCTCGCATTACGGGATATGGTAACGACTATGAAACAAAAGTTCAATGTCCTAATTGCGGTGCAAATTGTCGTCATATGTTTGATCTAAGTGATATGAAATACATATACCCAGAAGAACAGATAGAAAAACAACTATTAGAATCTGGAACGTTTAAGCTACAACTTCCAGTAAGCAAATTAGAAGTTGAAGTTCGATTATTAAAAGGAGCAGACGAAAAAGTACTTGCTTCTTTGTCAGAAGAAAG